TTCTTCTGGGCTGCGAGCAGAGTGGAGGTTAAGGTTTTCATAGATGTCTTAGGCTACCTTAATTACCTCAAACGACACAGACATTGCCTCTGCTGGGGTGTTTTTTGCTGCGGTGTCAGTGTGATATATGTAGATTTCAATGTAGTCGTTAGCTGCTAAGTTCATTGTGCCTGAGCCAGAGAAGCAAAGGCCTCCAGCAGCACCAGCGGTTGCGGTGACTAATCGCCTAGCTCCCACCCAAGTAGTTGTATCACCATTCCTAACTACTACGAGTGTTACGGCTTTCCCATCAGATAGGTTGTCAAGTCCACATATAGCTGTTACTAAGTATCTTCCAGCTTTTGTAGCCGTAAACCTGAAATTTGTTACATGGTCATATTCACCCTGAATATCGTATTCCTCGGTGTTATACTGAACTTTAGTCCATGTGGCATTGGGTATGCTCTGAGCCGCTGTCCTGTAAGCTCTAAATCCACTTTGTTTGTTCAGAGCTAATACCCCATTGTTATAGAGCAAAAAAGCCTCAGTGCCTGCGACCTTCATGCGGACTTGGTCTTCATCTGCAGACTGCTCGACGTCAACTTGGGTATCGTTATCGGTATCCCTGATTTTGGTGTCGGTATTCTGTGTATGCCTCTTACTGATTGCGTCCTGAGCCGCAGAAGACAGGTTGCTATCGACGGCTATGTCCGCCACTTTGGCGATTGTTCCTGCCCCCACGCCGTGAACGCCGGTGGTGAGGTCCTTGTGGGCGTCGACTTTGGCTTGAGAGCCAGAGGCACTTTCGACTGTGCTTCCCCCTACTCCATGAACGCCAGTTGCTTGGTCCTTGTGGGCGGGGGACAGGTCGGAGTGCGTGTGGGATACTTCGGCGAAGTCGGGGTCGTGATACTCGTTGCCGTGGACTGACATGCCGCCGCCACCCCCGCCAAGCCAAACCCAGGTCGAGGCGTTGTAGATGTACCACTTGTGCTCGTCGTCCCGATAAAATAGCTGACGCTCGACCGGAGACCCTGGGAAGCTGTTGCCGTGTAAGAGCTCGTGGCTGTCCTCGCTCTCCCACTCGGTTTTGGTGAGCTCGGGGCCGACGTCTATATGCTTAAGTCCTGATTTAACCATGGTTCCTCCGTAGTAGTCAGTAGTCAGGAGTCAGTAGACAGTAGATTCTGAATTCTGACTACTATCTTCTGTTTAAATGAGGGCGCCCAGGGTGTCGGGGACGGACTTGTCGGCCTTTTCATAGTGGGCCGCTAAGTGGCGGGCGGCCTTGATGATGTCTTCCTCAGAGGCCTGGACTCTCTCTCCCCGGTAACCGCCTCGACTCAGGGCGGCCACAGCAGCGGGCATCCTATCCCAATCCACAGTCCTCTCGATATCGAGCCTGCCTTTAAGAGCTCGCATGATTTCTTTGGTGTGATGGGGAAGCTTCCAGGTGCTAAGGTCATCAGGGTCTTCCACGATGGCGAAGGCTTCTTTTGGGAGGCCCTCCTTGATTTTCTCCTTTGTAAGTGCTTCTGTTAGTTTGCTCATGTTTCCTCCTCTACGTTGTTATAACTCCTCTTGCCCCTCTTATCTTAAGAGGGAAATTCGGTGTTATGGGTCAAAAACGGCGATGATAGCGGCGTTCCCGGGGTTATTATCGGGAATGGCTATAAACACGTGTCGGCCGAGTACCATTTCAAGAGAAGGGATATTCCTGGCAACTCGGACGTTGTCAAAATAGGTGGTCAAAGAGCCCATGAGCTGAACGCTGGCTCTGTGGCTTATAGAGTCATACTTTTTCAGAATTCCCACCTCTAACATAAATCAAACCTCAAAAGTCAAACATCAAAATGACAGATTAAAATTTAAAGATGTTCATTTTTGCTCTGTGTTTTTGCTCTTTGCATTTTGCATTTTAATCTTCCGTGTAGAGCTCCCTGGTGATAACGCGGCTGGTGTGGGAGATGGCCTTGAGCTGCTTGTCGTAGCGGTCAAGGCGTTCTTGACCCCAGACCTTGTAGCTCGTGGTGCCGTAATGCCCAGCGATAGTGGCTCTGTCCACTGTATAGGCTGACGCTGACATAGCCAGGTAGCCTGTGGCCCCCAGGATAATGATTTCGTCGTGCTCGGTTGGGATGGTCGTGGACTCGGTTGTGAGCGTGTGCTTCTTTAGCCATCTCACCCGGGCGTTCTGGCCGTCTCCCTGGTCTTCCATGTGCAGGCTGGTGCCCCAGTACTCAAACCTCTGTATATATTTCGGGGTCTTGCCGATGGGAAACTCGACGGACTCGATTCTAAGGGCTCCTTGCAGTCCTGATATATCGAGCTCGGTGCTTCCGTAGGTGGTGGCGATATCGGTCTGCTGCTCGATGGGAGCATGGAGAGAATACTCCAATGCTACTCTCCGGATAGCTGCTTCGATTTCGTCGTCCGTCCAGCAGTAGTTCTGGCTATCGGTGTCCTGGAGGTCCTGTCGGACCCGGGCTCTCATTTCAGTTAGGTTCATGTCATACCTTGTTAGTAGTCAGGAGTCAGTAGTCAGGAGCCAGTAGACAGTAGATTCTAAATTCTGACTACTGACTCCTGCTTCGACATTAGTCTCTCACCCCTGTCAGCATGCCTGACTTGACCACGGAAAAGAGGGCCAGTGATACATACCACTTGACCCTGGTGCGTGAAGCGTCCTTGGACTCCAGGGAGCCGAGACGCTCGACCTGAATCATCTCGGGGCGGGTAAGGCCGCAGACGGCGCCCTCTCCCATCTGGAAGGCGAAGATGGCAGAGCAGTCGGACGACGTGCCGACGGTGTAGTTATCCTTTACCCAGTCGGAGATGGCCACAGGGATGCCGTTAAAGTACTCAACGACCTGGCCGAGCGCGCCCTCTCCGATAAGTAGATTGGTGCCGGCGGCTCGGGCCAGGGAGATTATCTTCCTGCGGGACCGGCGGCTCATTAAGAGCAAGTCGGGCTTGCCGCCTCTCACCAGGTCAATCAGCTTGTCCAGGCTGGTTAAGGAAAGGGTAGCTCCGTTGGCTCCCGAGCCCAGGTTGCTGCCGTAACGGCAGGTCCAGACGGCGGTGTTGTCGGCTACCGTGGCCCCTTCCGTGGTGGGCCAGGTAGGCGCTGAGGATCCTGAGGTGCCGGCGGTGGTGCACTCGTAACGGAATCCGTTTTCGAGGCCGGCCGTGGGCACGACAAATTGGCCTAATGTATAGGCGGTGCTGGCTGCCCAGGCGGTGCCTTTCATGGTCTTATAGAGGCCATCGGGCTGGTTGGCGTCGACGCCCGAGTCTCCGTTAAGGAAGGTGTTCTCGAACTCGTGCCTGAGAGCCTTGGCCTTCTGCTCGATGACGGCGGCCTCAAAGTCCTGGATGTTGCTCCGGGTGGCCTTAAGAAAGTTGTCCACGTCGGCGTCTCCGCCGAGGACGCCCAGGCTGGCCGAGCACTGCTCGAAAGCCGGCTCGGACTGAGTCCAGGTACCGGTTACCGGGGCATACCAGCCAACGGTCGGCAAGATCTTCTCCCTGTTGTATTTAAGGCTATTGCCGACGATTTGAATGAAGGGCAGCCTCTCTAAGATGGGGCTGTCCTTGATTACTGTCTCGATGATACCTTTAAGCAGGATATCGTTCGAGAGTTTACTGGCTTCTGCTAAAGATATTGTCATGTCTAGCTAGTTCCTCCTTTTTAGCTTTTCTTTTCGGTGTCTTGCAGGCTATCGTCCACAATCTTCATCTCGTTAGCTCCGATAATGGCCTGGATGCCCAACGAGTGTAGGTTGTAGAGGTTAGACTGGGAGGTTTCGTTCATGTGCTGCTGCGAACGCTGCGACAGGAAGTGGATGGCCAGCGTGGCTAGCACACTGAGAATGGCTATTCCAATAATAGCCCAAACTCCCATTTCGATGATGTCTTGCATTAGCTTGTTCCTCCTTTTTGAGTTTGCTTCGTCACTGCGTTCCTCGCAATGACATTATTCCAGTGGCGATTTTCTCCCTGGGGGATAATCCCTCAAGGGATATCTCACTTCTGGTGGGTGCTCCCGCCGGGATCTTAGCCTCTTTGGCCTGAGCTTCGAGGTTAGCCTTGACGGCATTGGCGATGGCCTTCGCCTTCTCCATAGAGGTGTCTATCTCCTCAATGGTCTGGCCAGAGATGACGTCTTTGGGGATGGTGGAATTAAGAGCTCTGGCGGCCTCGAGGTATTTAGAGACGGCCTTCGAGATAGCGCCCTTCGCTGCGGCGAGCTCAGCTGCCGCCGCCTCGCTGGCCTGAGAGACTACATTTAGCGAGGCCTCCAGCTCGGTGATACGTTTAGCTCTGTCGGCTAACGCTGCCTCGATTTCGGCCTTCGCCTTCCTCTCCTCCTCAAGCTCGGCCTTGATGATTGATAAGTCCTCAGGGTCTGGAGCAGTATTCCCGGGTTCTTGAGTTTCCAAGGTTTCTTGAGTTTCGTTTTCCATACATTTCTCCTATCCTTCTTGAGATTGCTTCGCCCTTTGCCGAGCTCAGGGCTCGCAATGACAAGGGGTTGAGTTATTACTCAGGCACTTCCATCTCTGCGGCTACCGCTCTCTCTCGCTCCGCCACGAGTGGACGCTGCCCTAAACTCCCTGTTCATTTCCAGGATTTTCTCCCTCTCCTCTAGCCACCTGTTAAACTCCTCATCGGGGTCCTGGATTCCCATTTCGTCCATAGCGGTTCTTCGTGAGTGGACTCCCGCCTGGACCAAAAGCTGCTCGGTCTGGGCTTGCCTATCTGCATCCTGTGGCAAGATAGGGCCCCAGACTACTCTATGGTTTACTCCCTCAAAGTTCTCGTCCATATATCTCTCAGCGAGCTTCAATATCATGTCGTTTCGCTGGTGATACACGTTCATCCTGATGGTGCGTTTCCTGACTACCTTCTGGATAAGGCTACCGAGCTCAATCCTCATAGCTGAGCCTGAGAGGTCTCTCTCAGCGCCTCCCCAGGCGGCCTTTGGAAGCTCGGAGATGTCGTGCAACGAGCGGTATAGTAAATCGATGTAATCGACATGAAGCCTGACTCCGCCGCCTTGCAGTAAGTCCAGAAGATATGCCTTAGCGTCCTCCGGTATCGTCCACAGGGCGCCGGGCTGGACCTTGATGTCCTCGGCTGAGGCGATGTTTTCGAGAACGGCGATGGGATTGCCAGAAAGCTCCAGGATGCGGGATAACTGGCTCAGGGCTCTATTAAGCTCCCGCTGAGGCTGCATAAGGATGGGGATATCCGACTCACCCCAGAACTTCTTGGGCTGCTTGATGTTGGGGAAGATAACAAAGGGGATGAAGCCGTAGGGGTTGGGCTTGGACTGTATAAGGTCGTTATCCAGGTAAAGCTCAAAGTCCTTAGCCGTCCAGAGCTCGGTTACCGCGACTCTGTCCTTTCCTTGGGATTGCTTCGGCACTGGCGTGCCTCGCAATGACAGAGAGGTGTCATTGCGAGGAGCCCCGATGAATCGGGGCGACGTGGCAATCCCCTGAGATTGCTTCGCTGCGCTCACAATGACATCACCGTAAAGCATCTGGATTTCGTCCTGGGTGAGGGTGTAGCGTGAAGCGACTCTCCACACTCGTGACGCATCGTCTCCGAGCCACCAGGCATAGATGCCTGAGACATCAGGGGCGGTGATACGGACTCGCTTCTCGCCAGTATCCCAGATGACCTTATAGCAACCGTCGCCCAAGATGGCGGTGTCAATCTCCGTCTCGTAATCAAGCTGCTGGAGGTTGTTTTGCTCATAGACCTGGCGAAGGAGCTGCTCGGCCTTTCTCACCCGGGCCTTGAACTCGTCTGTTTCTTCGCCGGGGTAGCAGGCAAAGCCAAGCCCCGGCATGAGGAAGCTGGTGACCTTGTCTATGGAGACCTTAGCGTAATTAAAGACGAGCTGGCGGTGGCGTGACTGCGTGGGCCAGTGATTGCCCTGGTAAAAGTCCAGGTTAGCACGGTAATTAGCGAGGCGTTGGGTGTCCATACGGGCTAGTTGTGATGGGGTAAAATCAGTCATCTCTCAACTCTAAATCCTAACCATAGGCGTTCAGTAGTCAGTAGTCAGAAGATTCCTCTACTGGCTACTGGATTCTGTATTCTTGTTACTACCGCTATTTTTGCTTTTTTCATTTTGACTTGTCATTTTGATTTTTGACTTTTGATTTTTAAATTGTGACCGCCTTCAGCCATCTCTGCACCGTTCTCGGGCTCACCTCAAATATGCGGGCAATCTCCTTAACGTTTTTCCCTTCCCGCTTCAACTCCAGCATCCTCTGGGCTCGCCTGCGCTTTAAGAACCTCTCCTTCCCCCAGGGCTCTTCCTCAAGGCAATCGGGAAAGGGGCAGTTA